CTTTTTTCAATTAAATTTTCAACATCAAATATATCAAAAATTTTAATAAGAACATTTAAAAATTCATCATCTTCATTAAAAAAATTCCAACTAGTCATTTGTCCAAAAACATTAGTTACAAAATTTTTATTATCACTATTTGATATGCCTTCTTCAATTTTTTTAATAAAATATTTTTGATCAATATTTATTGATGATTCTATTAAAAATACTTTTTTAGGTATTTCTGTTTTTATTAATTTTGTAAAATTACTTATTTTATCTTTATGCTTTCTCATGTTTTGAGAAATATCACTAAAAAATTATTGTGTAAAGTGTGTTTTATGTAATGGTTAATGAACCCGATACTGTATATGTAAGAAGTGTGTCTCCACCAGGTGTAGTTGTTTTAGTATTAGTTCCAGGACTTACTGATATTCTAGGTCCTTCAGCTCCCGGTGCTTTTAAGTAAATTATACCAGATCCACCATTTTTACCTGAACATCCTGATCTTTCGTAACCTCCTCCACCACCACCCCCAGTATTAGCTTGTGCAGCAGTATCACCATTTCCTCCACCACCTTGTCCACCAGTTCCTCCAGGGGCCGGAGCATTTCCAAATCCTCCACCACCTCCTCCAGCATAAAATACTGAAGATCCAGTTATAGATCTTGGGGTACCATTTCCTCCTGGTCCTCCGCCAACGTTCCAACTTCCAACTTGACCTTGATTTCCTCCACCTCCTCCTCCAGAGGCACCATAACTTGGAGCAACTAAAGCTTGAGGACTTGTTCCACCATTTGCACCTTCTGATACAGGATATCCTCCTGCATTTCCACTTCCTCCAAATCCAGTACAAGTATATGCTCCTGGTCCAGCTCCTCCTCCAGCTCCTCCAGGGAAACCATTTGAATTAGGTGCTGTTTGCTGACCTCCTCCACCTCCTCCAGTGGATGATACTTGAAAACTAGCTCCTTGACCTATAACAGAATTATTTCCATTATTTTGTCCACCGGGGGCTGGACCTGTTCCACCAGCTCCAATTGTAATTGTATGAGTTCCAGCACGAACAGATAATGGAGAAGCAGCAAATCTTACTCCGCCTCCGCCTCCTCCACCACCATAAGAATTTCCTCCGGCTCCACCACCAGCTACTACTAGCCAATCTGTAAAATCTACAGGAGGTACACTACTTGCTGTAAAACCAAATCCTTTTGCTGATGCAGCCCCGCGTGATGAATTAATAGGCATTACAAGGTCTCCTTAATTAAATTGAGTTTGTGACGCTAAAATTGTATATGCTGGGGTTGTTGCTGTTTTAATTGCAGTAAATGAATAAACATCTATTCCTGCATTACCTGATGCTGGGGCAGAACCACCCTGATATTCAAGCGTAACGTTTGTTGACGAACCATCAATCGTTATTGTTGAAACGTAAAAAGTAGTATTAGTATTTAAGAAAGCACCTGTTACAGATTCACCAACAGATAACATATTATTAAGAGTTGTAGAAGAACTACCTCTTAAATTTATTGTAAATTGACCTGTTGCCACTGTTGTATGATAAAGAACAGCTTGAGTTAAAAAATCATAATTAATTGTTCCAGTAGACGCTACTGCTGTTACTGTAACTTTTTCTTTTACTGCTTGAATTTTTCCAGTGCCATTAAATGTTACTGCACCAGTTCCTTTAGGTGTAAAATTTATACCAACATCAGCATCACTACCTGACGCTGTAATGTTTGGATTGTTTCCTGTTGCAGCATTAGCTACAGTTAATTCATTGACTGCTGAAGCTGTTGCTGTAAATATAATTTCTTCATTACCATTACTATCATCAATTTCGTTAATAATAGGAGATGTTAATGTAGGTGTTGTTAAAGTTTTATTAGTTAATGTTTGAGGCGCTGTTAAATTTACAACTCCTAAATCTACTGCATCTGTTCCGTTTAAATAAACTAGTTTAGTTGTTTTATCAGCTGCTCCAAATATTACTGAAGCTCCACCTACTTGATTTAAAGCAACGGTAAATGCACCTGATGTTGCGTTTTGTAAAGTGTAAGGTTTTTCAATTCCTGAAGCCACAAAAACTGTACAGTTTGCAGTGATAGTTCCTGTAAATCTTAAAACAGCGTTTCTAGCTGGTGAAATTGTAGCATCAGTCATTAATAAAGTTGTATTAGTAGACGTGATAGCTATGTTTTCAAAACCAACGATGGCTTGTTGTACTAGGTCTAAATTTGAATTTGTTTTTGTTCCCCATGTACCCGAGTTTTCACCCGTAGCCATAAGTTCTAGCTTAAGATCTGTAGAAAATGATGATGCCATAAGAATTCCTCTTAAATATTATATAATGTCTAATTTTAGTTTCATTAAGCCGCTATGTCAACCACACTCCAAGTATTAGTTACCCCTATATCTACTACTGCCCAAGCCGCTATAAACACACGTCCTGTAGAAGTTGTAGCACTTACACCAGTAGGGCTTACTGTAGATGCAAATTCACCAGAGGCAGTTCCAACACTTACATTTAATAAATTTGTAGATAATGTAACTATAGTATTTGGTGAAGCGTCTTCATTACCTAAACCTACTGTTAATAGATTAGTATTTGCTGTAATATTAGCATCCGCAGTAATTTGAGCAATTGATGTTAAAGTTAATGTTAATAAATTTGTTGATACAAATACATCTATAGAAGGAGTAACCTCTTCTTCAGCACCTTGAGAAACTTCCATTCCTCCAATATTTCCCCAAGAACCACTACCCCAATAAGTTGCTCCCCATGGTAAATTACCAGGTGCACTTACTTCAACAATTGTATTAGCATTTACGTTTTCTTGAGCAAAGCCTTCTTCTATATTTAATAAATTAGTGTTTAATGATAAATTAGAATCTCCAGTAATTGTAAGAGATGTAATAGTTAGTGTTAAAAGATTAGTGCTAAGAGAGGCTATAGCATTTTGTTCATTGAAAATAGACTCATCACCTATTTCAGATTGAGTTCCAACAATTTGTCCCCAAGAATAATTTCCGTATGAGTTTTGTCCCCAAGTTGTAGGTGTACCTGGTGTTGTAACTTCAGCTGAAGCATTTTCAAAAGATTGACCCCAAACTAAATATCCCCATTGATACGCTCCCCAACCTTCAGTATTGAAAGCATCTACTGAACCAATAGAAACATTTGTGACAGTATCACCACCAAAAGATAAAGAGCTCCATGTGCCTGATCCGTAGGCTGTTAGACCAGGTGATGATACTTCTACTGTAATATCTGCCACCGGGCCCTCCTAAAATTAAGCGATTCTTAATATAGCTGCTGAACTTGTGAACGCTGGAAATAAAATTGTAAATGTTCCTGATGTTGCAGTTTTAACAGCACCGAAATCTAATACACACACTGCTGCATTACTACCGAATGAAGTATTATAAATTACTGCACCCAATGCACTTAGTGTAACTCCTGTAAAAGATAAATCTGCGAAATCTACTATTCCTACTGAACCATCTAATGAAACTGTTTGTCCTTGCAATATTCCACCACCAGAAGCATATGTTCCAGTATTTCCTACTTCATTTGTTGAAGTGAAAACTGTAGTTGTTGCATTTAATACTGCGTTTGATTGATAAAGTGCTAATTTAAAAACATCTCCACCTGCTGCTGAAAAATCGTGATCTCCATCTAACAGTTGTGCTTTGAAACTATTACAAACCGCTTGGTCTATACTTAACGTCATAATTATTCTCCTATAATTTTATTATGGTGATGGCGACGGTACTTTTATTCGTAACGTTCCATCTTGATACTCGTCTCTACGTCTTCTACCTGTTTGTTCTAACGTAAATCCTTGTAATGCCATATTATACTTCTCTTGATACAGTTTGTACATATCCATCGGACCTTTTAAATATGCAAAAGCCTCTACTAAACATGCATATAATAATAGTTCTGGTGCATTAACAGAAATATAAGTTTCTGTATTTGTTACACTTAAACCATCTGGAGTGTAAATATAATCTAATTCTACTACAAAATTTGAACTTGGTGTAGGAGCTACTTCAATAGCATTTTCTCTAAAGGTAGCATAATACTTAGGAAAACCACTAGATCCTGATGAATTATATTCAGTTATAAATGTATCGTCTCTCGGTTCTAGTGATACTTGAATACCTGAAGTGTTTGTAGCAACAACTGAACGAACAATTAAAGCTCTTCTTGATGTTGTTGAGCCTGAAGACTGTGGAGAATCAGGAAGTAATAAATATTTATTATTAGCTGTAAATGTAGATGTCGCGTACTCGCGCGCGTAGTCTGCATCTGCTTCTCTAAATATCTTAAATTCAGCATCTCTAATAAAACCATTTACAATAGTAGCTGTTAAAACTTCAGAACCTACTTCTGTATAATCTCTAATTTTTTGTACTAGTTCTGCGTATGTCATTTTATGTTATGTTAATAGTTACATTACCTACACCTGTGTAAGCTGCTCTTCTTGTATTAATAATATCTCCACTTATACCTGGTTGCATTCCGTTTGAAACATATTGTCCTGGCCAATAATATAAATTTAATTCTACATCACATGCACCACCTGGTCTTACATCTGCTCTTGGAAATTGTAATGCTTGAGCATCTCCACCTTGAGATCTAAGTTCTAACTGAGGTTGTTTAGCCTCATACTCTGAAAAATGTACTAATGAACCATTCCACTCTTTAACCATTTCAAGATAAGGAAATTGCATTCCTGATCTATCTGATATGGCTAGTGATCTTTTACCTTTAGCAAATACTGGCATAAATTATCCTTGAGGAAAATAAGTTTGTGGTGATATGTATAAACTAGTTCTTTGTCCATCTTCATCCAAAGCTCTTTTAAATTCATCTTCATAAGCCATTTTTAATAAATCTATTCTTTCAGGAGATCTTTTTTGTGCTAGATAATAAGCAAGTCCTGAAACCATACATGGTATAAATCTATAAGGTAAATCTGCGTCATTAGTATAAGAACCCGCATCTTGAATTCTTTGAATATAATAATATTTTAAAAATTGATAAGTAATATTATCAGGAGCAAGATATAAACTAATGGTAGGAGTTATCTGTCTATCCACATAGTACTGTGAGGGCTGACCAGTTTGTCCTTTGTTAGGAAGCGCAGCATAAGTTGATCTATCAATTTTAGTTAAAGATAGATCTGTTGTTGATGTTGTAATACCTGATGTTGAAGATACATAAGCCTCTAAAACATCGCTACAATCACTTGGTGTTGCATAAGTAATTGTACCTGCAGTTAATGCTTGATTTTTTAATTCTACTTTCCAAAGATGAACTCCTCTATTACCCCATTCAGAAAACAATATATTTAAGCTTCTTCTAGCTGACTTGATGTCATAACCAGAATTAGATCGAATGCCTATTCTTTCATAAGCCTCTTCTACAATCTCATCAATTGATAAGTTAAAATCTGTTGTTCCTGATGTAGCCATTTATATTAAATCTCCATAATATTTTTTTTGATGCGGTTTAGTATAAATCATACCACCTTTACTTTTTTCTTCTACTTTTTCTTTAGGAGTTGTTTTAAATTCAACTGCCTTATATCCAGTATTTTCTGCAACGTCTGAAGAAGCCTGACTTCCAGTATTAGTTTTATAATCTATATAATCTTGTGGTGAAGCTGCTGAAAGTTTTGATACAATTGTACTAGGATCTGGTATTCCTCCTACAAACATTTTATTAACTTTCTTTTTAATAGATCCACCTTTAAATTTAGTCTCTGGTTCTATTTTAATTTTTTCTCTTGTTTCTTTTTTAGCTGCTTCAAATGCAGAGCCTTCTGACATATCAATGCGCATATTATCATATGTTTTTTTGAAATAAGTTCTAACTTTCTCAGATGCTTTAGGAAAGGCTTTTTCTGCTATATCTATAATTATTTTAGGTTTAGGCATTATTTTAATAAATCTCCATAGTAATCTACTTTAGATTCATTTGAATGTTTTACTCCATCAAACTCTCCACTTATAAATTTACCTATATAAACACCTTCACTTGCAAATGTTTTAACATTTGTAGGTTTAGGACCAGTGTTTCCTGCTG